CAGCATGTAGCAGCGGGACTGCCACGTGACTGTCGGAGTGTCGAGCGTCTGCACCGTGTCGAAGTTCGGGTCCCACACCAGCTCGACGCCCTTGAAGTACAGGCCCGTGCTGATCTTGTTGCCTACGCCGCCGTCGATGGTCGTGCCGGTCTTGACACCGGACGGCCCGCCGACGATGACCTGACGGTTCACGCCGCTGCCCACGGTCTGAGCTGCCGCGCGGTAGGCGTCGATGAAGTCCTCGCCGCAGAGCAGGAAGTCCGGGGGACTGCCGCCGACGCGGATACAGGCGCGCCACGCCTTCTCCATCGCATCGAGCAGGCTGTCGCCCGTCGAGCCGACATGGAGGTCCGCGTAGTTGCGCCAGAAGGCGTTGGCCGACTGCGAGGCATCGATGCCGCCCACGGTGCCCGTGGTCGGGGTCGTGCTCACCAGCAGGTCGAGGCCGGGAATGTCGGTGGCCGACTGCCCGCCGTCGCGGTGCAGCATGATATCGAAGTTCTCGATGAAGCCGAGCTTCAGCGTCTCCATGTTCTCCTCAAGGAGATTGGTGAGCTGGACCTTCTCGGCATCCGTCGGGGAGCTCGAGCGGTCGTCGGTCATCACGATCCCGTTCTGAGCGAGCTCGTCCTCGTTCAGTCCGAAGCCGTCGTGGAAGGCGCCCCACACGTACTTGGCCTGCTGGAGTGTGCGCTTCCGGTTGTACGTGACCTGGGAGTCACCGAAGTACGACTGGAAGTTGCTGTCGTTCTGATAGCGGAGCTGCTCGACTACGTACTGCAGCGCGCCGCCGTAGGGCTTCTTGCCCGCGACCAGCTTCGAGAAAAGCGGGTGGGCGACGTTGTACGAGTCGATCGGGTCGTTGCGCAGGAAGTAGTCGATGGCTGCTTTCGCGCCGTAAGTCAACTGCTCTGTGGTGAAAGGAATGGCTGCAAATACCTCGTGTTAGAAAAATGGTCGAACCACTTTGCTCACGAGGCGGCGGCCTCAGACTTAAGCCTGATCCCCAGGCCGGCGCAAGACTAGCGCCGTGGGCGATAACGCGATGCCCTACCCCAACTAGAAACTTCGTCTGCGTCCTACGCCGCGGCAGTCCTATAGGTGGCACCTTGGGGCAGGTGCGTGCGCGGATTTAACTATGCGGCGCGATTAAAAGTCAAGTTGCCGGGGTGTGTACGGCATGTTATAGTTTGCGAATGGAACTCTCAGAAGCCCTCGCTAAGGGTCTGGACCGATACAACACCGGACGCCCCTGCAAAAATGGCCACGTTGCAGACCGCTATACCAAAACGCGGACTTGCGTGCTTTGCTGCTACGACGCTATGAAGCGTTGGCGAACGCAGAACCCGGAGCAGCATCGCACCAATGGACGTGAGTGGAAGCGGCGCAATCCAGCGAGACACTACAACGAAAAAGCAAAGGCGCGGATGCGCGCCTACTATCGAAAACGCGCGGGTCTGCCGGAAGCGCCGTATCCGCCGCCCGAAAAATGCGAATGCTGCGGCAGCAAGTTGCTCGGCGGTAAGCTAACACACCTGGATCACGATCACGCAACTGGCGCTTTCCGTGGTTGGCTTTGCAACCGCTGCAATCGCGGACTCGGTTACTTCGGCGATACGATCGAGGGGCTGGAAAAAGCGCTCGCGTACCTGCGGCGGACTACCAGCAGTTCATGCCCCGGGCGCGGATCTTGGGGCCGGGAATCTCTTGCAGGATCGGCAGCTTCGTCATCGGGATTTTGTCGACTGCCTCGCCGTGCGCGCCGCGCAGGTCGACGCCTTCGGTTGCGGCGAGCGCTTCAGCGAGCGGGCTGTTCGACCAGCTCATATCGCGCTTCGTGACGCCGGGAATGTAGCGGCGCACGACGCCTGAGCACATATCTAGCATGTACCCGACGTAGGCGGTGCGGTCGTTCGAGTTCGCGTCGTTGTCAGAGAAAACCGCCGGCCAGTGCGAGTACGGCAAGCACGGATGCGTGTGGTAGTCGGCCACGATCACATAGCCGGCATAGCTGTTGCTGTAATCGATGCTCACGCCGTCGCCGCGGTAGTCGGTGTCGGGCCGCGAGACGCGGAAACGCCCGTTCGTGGCGCGGATGATGACGCCGCCGTACTCGTAGGAGTTCGAGGCGTTGTAGGCCATCTGCAGCCCGGCTACGGCAGCCTGGAGCTCGGTGTCGTAGTAATCGGGCGAGAGATCGGGGGAAACGTCGTCGTCAGCGCGAACGGTGGTCGCGATCAGAGCGAGCAGGAGAGCAGAGAGGAGGCGCACGCTGCCGAACGTACCGTAAGCGTCATTGCGCGTCAACTTCCTCGAGCCAGCCGCGTTCGATGTACGGGCGCGCTTCTGTGGGGGTGAACGGCACCAGCTCGCCCGGCGCCACGCGGTCGTTGGTCACGAAGCTGAACTCGTGCAGCCCGCGATACCACTTCACCGGCGCTTTTTCGATCTTCTTGCGATAAGGCACGCGCTCGGGCTCAGTGAACGTCTCCGCCGGGTCGTAGGCCGGGAAAACCTGCGTCAGCGGGCCCGAAACTGGCCGCACGGGGTAGTCGCCGGCCCACCGGCGCATTTCTGTGATCCGCTGCTTCGCCATGTAGGTCAACGACGGCCGGTTCCGCGGTTTTTCGTCGGTGGTATGGAAATACTGGCGTCCTATCATAAAAAGATCGACGCCGGTGACGACTACGGGCCAACAGCCGAGCACGCAGGCCGTCGCGATCGCCTGGATGCCGGAATTTGCGCTCATTTTCCAGTCCGGCAGCCGAAAATCGGCCCAGGAGTGCGCGTTGATGACCGGAACGCCGAATTGGCGGAGGTAATCCTCCATCATCACTTTGCGCTGACAGTGAACGCGGTCGACGTTGACGAGGAAGTCGACTTTGTAGTGCGCCTGATACAGTCCGTGCTCGTTAGCCGACAAAACGACGGCCGGTTTGAAGCCCTGATCCTCTAGCATCGGCAAATCCTCGCGCACGGACGGGCCGCCGCCGATCACGAGCGCCGGTTTCCCGTAGTAGCGCGACAGAATATTGGTTATCGGCTGCGTCATCGCCAACGAAGCCTGAATTTGTTGGCCGTGAGCGAAAACTCCTTCGCCGTCATCACGCCGAAGTTGATGAGGAGCTCGCGATAGGCCGCCAGAAACGTCGGCCCGTGGTCCTTGACGCGATTGCGGTGACGATCGAAGCAGATTTGATGCGCGACTTCGTGCAGGAGGGTCGCGGCGTTCATCCCGCCGCGGCCTTTCTTGCTCGGGCCCTGCATCGAAATGATGCGGAGCTTCGGGATATTCCAACTGTAGCGATTCGACGGCCCTTGGATCACCGCGGCCGGCATGCAGCCGGCCGCTTTCAGCGCGCGGTTAGCGAGTTCGCTGCATTGCTCGAGCGATAGGGTGCAGACGTTCCAGGTTTCGTGACTCGCTTCCCAACGATATACCGAATCACGCTGCGGGTCGCCCGAGTCAGCGTTTCTCGCCGTCTTGCGCATCCCGCACACCCCTTCATCGCAGGTTATCGATCGCCATGCTGAGCGCCTCGCGCGCGGATTTCGGAGCCGGGGTGCCACCGGCGCCGGCGGCCTGCACCGGGCGGATGGGCGTCGGCTTGTTCGCCTTCACGAACTGGCCCGTCTTGGGGTCGCGCACCATGCCCGCGGGCGGTTCCTCATTCACCGGCGCCGGCAACGGCGGCAGTTTGACCGCCGCATAGGCGCTGTCGAACGTCTCGCGCCACTGCGATGGCGGGATGCGCGCGAACGCCTCCTTCAGCGGGCCTACGATTAGGTCGTACTTGCGCTGGTAGTCGGGATCGGTCTTGGCGAGATGCACGCCGAGCTCGTTGAGATTGCTGATCGCAGCGTTCTTCTCGGCTTCGGCCTTATGCTGCGCCTGTGTCGTCGTCTCGCGCTCCTGGCTGAGCCGCTGCGCACGCGCCGTCGCAGTGCGCGCGCGGGCCAGCTCGTTTGCATGCTCGCGGGTAATCTGCCCATAACGCACCGCGTCCTGCAGGTCCTTGTGCTCGGCGAGGAAGTCGACGCCGGGCACGTCACGCCCGAGACGCAGAGCGATGTTCTCCATGTTCTGCTGCAGGATCGAGAGCGCGAGTTCGAGCTCCTTCGGGTCCTGCGAGTGGAATGCCTGCAAGTAGCGGATCGTCGACGCGAACTCCTCCGCCGTCGTGCCCGTTCCCTGAATCGCCGAGATCAGGTTGCCCTGCACGGTGAGCGCCTCGTCGCGCTCCTTGACGTAGCTGATGAGCGAGCGTATACGCTCTTGAGCGCGTTCGCTGAGCTCTTTCGGGATGGGGTCATTGACGTGATCAAGCTCTTTCTTTGCGGCTTCCTCTTTTGCCTTGTCTTCCCCGGATTTCGCGTCTTTGCTCGCGTCATCCTTTTTTTCGTTCTCAGTTTCGCCGCCGCCTTTTTCACCCTCGACCTTTGCGGCCGCCTTATCGACTTCCTCTTTGGTGCGCTGAGGAACGGCGTCTAAGCCGGCCTCGATCGCTTCGGCGACGGACTTCGGGCCCTCGGCAGCGGGTGTCTCCGCTGCGGGCGTCTCTGCGGCCGGCGTCTCGGCTGCGGGAGTTTCTGCGGCCGGCGCCTCGGCTACCGGGGTATCTTCGTTCTCAAGCGGCATGTATCTACCTTATGGTTTCGAGGGTGGCGCCGCGGGCTTATGCACGGGCGGTGTTTTCATGTGAAGCGGGGGCATCGGAATGCTCGTCCCTGGGATCGTAGCAGGGATATGCGGCGCAATGCCAGCGGGCACCGGCATCGCCGGCGGCAGCGTCGTGCCGGGCGGCGCGCCCGGGGGCGCGCCGGGCAGTGGCGGGTGCGCGCCGGGCGGCGGGGTCGGCGGGTGCTCGATTTGCTCGGCCGCCATGACCGCGCCCACAGCCTCCGGCGGAAGCTGGCCCATGAGCTGAATCTGGACGCGCGTGACCGGCGGCGGCTGCGGCGGGGGCGGCGGCACGGGCGGCTGCCCCGCAGGGATGAAGTCGTCGAGGTCGAGGCGGTCGTCCATGCGATGCAGCGTCTCGCGCAGCACGTTGATGTAGGACTTCGCGAGCTCGGGGTCGAGCAACTGCTCCATACGGATTTGCTTGAGCGAGTTCTCGAGCAACGGGAGAATCTGCGACCACGCCTGCTTGTCGGCAGCGAAGTTCGGCTTGCCGGTGGTGCCTGCGTTGATCGAGATTTCGGTCATCGTTAGCACGTCCTCCACGTCCATGCCCGGCGAGCCGGTCTGCGAGTTCGGCCCGAGCCAGAAGGCATTCTGGCCGCACACGCGCTGCACCCACTGCACGGTGCATTCCTGCGTCGCGACCTCGGCTGTGTATTGCGCCAGGTCGGTGAGCATATCCTCTAGCACGTCGCGATCGGCACCGGTGCGAGACATGAAACCCTGCTGCTGAATCTGCGCCTCGGTGGCCGTTTTCGGCTGTACGCTCGCCGCGGCGTTCTGCTGGAGTGCTTCCTGCACGCCGGAGAGAGCCTCCATGTCCGAGCGGATCGAAGCCGTATCGTAGAGCTGCGGGTTGTAGGTGCCGACCGGCTTCGCGATGAACTGGTTCTGCAGCGGCTGGTCCGCAACGGTACGGACCGCGATAAGCTCCTGCTGATTCGCCTCGCTGATCTTCTTCGCGTCCTCGGGGTCCACAGCCGCCGAGTTGAAGATCACACCCGTCACGCTGCGCTCGCGCGTCAAGCGCTGGTTCGAGCGGCACGAGGCGTACTCGTCCGCCAACTTGCGCAGGCGCCACGGGAGCGACTGACCGTGGCGCTTGCCATCGACCGGGAAAAACGCGAGGTAGAAAAGCGGGTAGAAGCGCGTCGAGGACTGCGGCGGCGAATACGGCTGCACCGCCCATCGCTTCATGCCAGACACCCACGTTTTCACGTCGTAGTCGCGGCGATCCCACAGTTCGATGATCTTCGCGAACTCTACAGGCTTGCCCGCGCCGTACATATTGGCGTTCGGCTGCGTTTTGGAAAACTGCGCCTCGTCGACGCGCTCGCCGAGCGTCGACTGCTCCGCGGCGCCCGGCGCCGGCGGATTGCGCTGGTAGTACGTCTCAACCTGCGCCAAGTCGTCCTCGGTGAGCTTCGTCTCCGCGAAGCGCGTCGTGAGCGTGTCCTTCGGCACGTAGATCGCGGTCGCGATCCAGTCGGCTTCCTTGTAGTCGGCTAGGTCCGCGATGTTGAGCGCGACCTGCACGTCCTCGGCGCGGCACGCATCGACGACGAGCCCATGGCGCTGCTTCTTCGCGAGCGACGCCTGCGCGCCTTCGATCTTGTTGTGCAGCCCCATGAGCTGCACGTCGAGGTCCTCGGTCGAGGAGCCTTCGGCGATTTCCTTCTTCTGCGCCTGGATGGCGGCGACCTGATCCTGCAGGGTTGAGAGCGTGTGCTCGAGCTGCGGCGCCGGCACCTTCTGCGTCAGCATCGTCGCCTTGAGCCAGCCGGCGCCGACCGTGAGCGCCGAGCGCACGGCCTTCTTGCCGGCGGTCTTGAGCGTGCCGTCGCGCCACAACTTGTCGATAACGATTTCGAGCGTCTCGGCGAAGCGTGTCGCGTTGAGGTTCGGCTGCTCGCCGACCTGCTCGGCGGGGCGCACGCCCGGGTCCGGGTTCTGCGCGTAGAGGAAGCTGACGAGAATGTCGATGAACGAGCCGATCAGATTGGCGTCGGATGCCCAGTCGGGGTTAGCCAGCCCGGCGGCGTATTTGCGGTCCTTGCCGTACTGGATGCGCGCCTGCTTGTCGAATTCGCAGGCCGCGGCGTACTCACCGGAGATTTTCTTGACGAGCTCAAGCTCCGCATCGGGAACTTGGCTGTCGTTCATGTTCGTAGCGGCGTTGACCCCCGCGATTGCGGCCTCCCGCTCGGGCGAGCCCGCGCCGCTGGATTGCGCAGCGCCGTCGGCGGCCGAGCCCAAGAGGTCTGAAATGTCATCCACTAGAACCTCTTACCGAGCGCGCGATTCTTCTGCCAGGCGTACTCGCGTTTCGCCGGCGGCAGCGCCGCGGGCTTGGCCGGATTGACGTGCGGGGGCGGCGCCGTGGACGGCGTGCCGACCGTGGCGCGCGACGTGACGATGCGTTTCGGGTAGTGCGGGACGTGCGGTGCGCCCGGGGGCGGCGTTTCCTCCACCGGCGCGTGGCCGTGCGCCGGTGGAGGGGCGGCCGAGGCCGCCGTCGGGGTAGCGGGTTTGAATTCGGTCATTCGCCTTCGCCTTGCGGGGCGCTGTCCACTGCCTCGCTCACGGTGTCGAGTGCGGATTTGCCGCCCTTCTTCTCGCGC